CCGTGCTATCGCACGCGGTGCACGTCAAGCATCTCCTATCACCAAGACTAACTTCGTTGAACCAGGTGGTACTCAGATTCGGGTTGGTTCTACCACTAATGATTCTGATGCTTACCTTGCTTCTAACCTTGTCTCAGCCTTCTACGACGCAGCTGCTGCGCTAGATGAGAAAGGTGTTAGTAGTGACGGACGAGTAGCTGTACTAAACCCTCGTCAGTATTACGAATTGATCCAAGCTGTTGGTTCTAACGGTCTGGTCAATCGCGATGCACAAGGTACTGCGCTGCAAAGCGGACAAGGCATCATTGAGATTGCTGGTATCAAGATCTACAAGTCGATGAACATCCCGTTCCTCGGTAAGTACGGTACTGCCTATGGCGGCACCACTGGTGTCACCTCTCCAACCAATGTTGGTTCCTTTGTTGGTGAAACCATGGAAGACGCTTCTGGCGCTTCTACTGGCATCAACAATGACTACGGTACTGCCAGTGAAGTTGGCGCTAAGTCCTGCGGTCTGATCTTCCAAAAGGAAGCAGCCGGTATGGTCGAAGCAATCGGTCCACAGGTGCAAGTCACCAGTGGAGACGTATCCGTTGTCTACCAAGGTGACGTGATGCTCGGCCGTTTGGCGTGTGGTGCAGATTATCTGAACCCTGCAGCTTCTGTTGAGCTGTATGTGGGTGCTTCTGCTCCTTCTGCATTCTGATTTATTTACACACAAGGGATCCTTCGGGGTCCCTTTTTTTTATTTATTAGTATCTCATGGCTACAATCCCAAATAATCCAACTATAGAACAACTTGATTCAGTTAATGAGATGCTTGCTGCTGTCGGCCAAGCTCCTGTTAACCAATTAGAAGCAACCAACCCGGACGTTGCACTTGCCTTTGATACGTTGACTAGAACGTCGCGTGAGGTACAGGCAGAAGGCTGGACATTTAATAAGGAATATCATGTCAAACAAACACGTACTAATGTCACAGTTTCTGGCGTTACTCAAACCAGAATTGCAATTCCTGACGATGTAATTCAAATTGATTTATCTACCGATCATAATAATGCTTCTCATAATTCTGTAATCCGTTATGACAGTAGTGGATCTTTGTCTGGAAAATTTTTATATGACAATGAAGAGCATACCTTTGAATGGGACTATGACCCAGATTGTGATATAACACGCGAATATAATTACATCTATCTTCCTAAACCAATTCAAGATTATATTTTAGCTAGGGCTATAACGGTTTTTGCAAATCGTTTAGTAGGTGATTCAAACCAGTTTAATATTAATAAACAGTACGAAGCTGAACGTCGTGCACAAGCTTTGGAATATGAATGTCAACAAGGTGACTATACATTCTTTGGTCATCCAGAAGGTGGCAATTTCTACACTAGTTATCAACCCTATACAGCACTCTCTCGTAATTAATGGCTAACATCACTCAACAAATACCGAACTTTCTGGGTGGTGTATCTACGCAACCAGATGATCAAAAACTACCTGGACAAGTGAGAGATATTGTTAACGGTTATCTTGATCCAACATTTGGTCTAGTTAAACGCAATGGCTTTGTATGGAAAGCTAATCTCGGATCTAACTCTGCTACAACATACGCTACTGGACATTGGTTTTATTACCGTTATGACAGCACTGAAGCTTATGTAGGTGTTATTAAAAATCAAACGGTAAAGATGTGGAATGTGTCTACTGGAGTAGAAAAGACAATTTCAAATCAAACAGGCCAATCATATCTAAATGGAGGGATGAATGACTTTCATGTTGTCTCACGTCTTGACCAAATTCTCATTGTTAATAAATCAATTACTGTTGCTACTGCTGGTACTACTCCCGGTTCTCTTAGCGGGACAGTAGCAAGTATTGCTAGCCTACCAGCAGCATCGTCAAATAACGGAGCTTATTATAAAGTTGCTAATACAAGTGCTGCTGAAGATGATTACTATGTTGTGTCAGATGGTTCTACTTGGATAGAGGCTGCACAACCTGGCATTGCTTTGGGTTACCAAGCATCAACAATGCCTCACCGTATCAGCCGTGATAGCAGTGGTAATTTTACTTTTGAAGTATGCCCATGGGCAAATAGAACAGTTGGTGATTTAACTACAAATCCAAACGCTTCATTTGTTGGTAAAAAAATTTCTCACCTATTTTATACTAACAACCGTTTAGGGATGTTGTCTGATGAGAATGTTATCTTAAGTCAACCCAATAAGTTTTTTACCTTCTTTTCTGTTTCTGCACAAGTACTAACAGATGCTGATCCTATTGATCTAGCATGTGTAAGTATGCGACCTGTTAATTTAACAGCCGCTATTCCCGTTACACAAGGTGTTGTTTTATTCAGTCGTCAACAACAATTCATGTTGTTCTCAGACACGGGTGTACTTAGTCCTACGCAAGCTGTTGTTAAATCAATTTCTAACTATGAAGTAGATAGTGTTATCCCCCCTGTAGAGAATGGTAGTAAGATTGTCTTTGTAAATAAGACTGTTGATTATTGCCGTACTATTGAAATGTACACACAAGGTCAAGGTGATAACCCCCTTTTCATAGATATTGGTAAAGAGGTAACTCAGTACATACCTAGTTCTGTCGATGCATTATTTAGTAATGCACAAAACTCTTTTGTTGGTATGTATGACCAAACATCTAGAAAGGCTTATTTCTTCCGTAATTATTCAGAAGGTAATGAGGTATTAATGAGAGGTTGGTATGGATGGGAATTACCTGGTAATGTGCAGTTTATGGAGACTGACAATGATGAAATATTTGCTGTAACTAGTCAAGGTACACAACTTACTTTGCTGTCTTCTCAATTAAATACTATACCCACTGGTACTCAAGTTACTTCAGGTAGTATTAAAGAATCAAACCCTTCTTTTGATTTTATTGCTGATCCAAAGGCTACGTCAAATTATGCCACTGGTAAACGGTTTGTTAATAATGAAACCCGTATCTATATCCCATTTGAAATTGTAAGTGGTCTAACCCCTATTGCAGTGCAAGATGCTGCTACTGGTTCTACTTACTCTGGTTTCTTTAAAACATGCACTACAGGTACTGATTCAGAAGGTAGTTATTTCGCAATACCTGGTAAAGACATAACTGCACTTGATTGGTTAGTTGGATATAAGCTTGAATTTAAAGTTGATATGCCTTACCTTTATTATCGTGCGGATCAATTTGTAGATGTTACAGCATATCTATCTATTCATAGAATTAATTTTTCTATTGGATTGTCAGGTCAATGTAATTTCTTAGTCACACCCTCGGGGCAATCACAAAGATCCTACGAGGCAACTACTGTTAAAAGCAATGAGTACACATTCGATAGTGTTCCTATAGAAGATAGGATTGTATTTCCTGTGCCTATTGTTCAAAAAAATACTGGATATGACTTGCAAATATCTAGTGACAACCCTTATGTCGTTTCACTTACATCTGCTATGTGGGAAGGTAATTATTCAACTAAATTTTATAGGAGAGCTTAATGGAACAAGATCTATTTGGTGGTAGACCTGAAGTAGGGCGAGAAGAGAAACCTAAATTTCAAAGTATTGTAGGTCAACCCCTTTCTGATGCACCTAAAGTTGGTTACCTAAGTGGTAAACACTTTAAACATTTAGGTAAAAATCAAAAGACTTTTTCAGATGCAACTTCTCTTCTTAACTATGAGTTTGCATTAGACGAAGGTGCTCGTGAATTCGAAGCTGCTACTAAAGCACAAGCAATTCAAAGGGCACAAGCTAGAGAGCAGTACATCCAACAGATGAAAGCGCGTGACATTCAAATGAATGCACAGCTAAAAGCTTACGGAGAGAGTCAGCAGCGTGTTGCTAACCAACTAAAATTTAATCAAGCTGGTGCTGAACGCGCTTTAGGCGATGCACAAACAGTTCTCGGTGATCGCCTCACACAAATTGATTTTCAAGCTGAAGGTATAGACCTACAAGAGCGTGAGCAGACTTTAAATACAGCTTCAGCTATTGCTCAGGCTGACCTTGCTGAATTCCAAGCATTGCAGCAAAAAACGCTGTCTGATGCTGAAGCTGATCGTAACTTTGCTACCTCTAATACTGCTGCTCAACTTGAGTTCGAGCAACAAACCACTGCAGCTCAGTTTCAACTACAGCAGCAACGAGATCAAACAGCATTCCAACAGCAACAAGTTAGGTTGGAATCACTTGCTAATCGCGGTACAGCGAGAGCATTAGGACGTCGTGGTGTATCGGCTGGGCGTACTGAACAATCTATACTTGCTCTTGCTGGTATCAATACTGCACAGCTATCTCAATCCTTACTTCGCTTTGAAACTGAAGAAACAAAACAAGCTGGGTTACGCCAACGTGGTCTTGATGTAAGAAAACAAACTGCACGTGATGCTAGAACAACAGCTAAATCTAGAGGTAAAGCTAGTTTAAATATTGCTAAAGCAGAGGCTGATATTACTCGCAATAGGGCAACTGAAATACAAGCAATCGCTAATGCTAGATTTTCTATGAATAGGCGTGAGCTTGGTGAAACAATGCTCAGTGCTTTAAATGGTTATAAACAATCTAAAGAACAAATATTTTTAGATAAGTTTAAAGCTGATTCTCAAGCATATGCATCACGTATGGCTGAACCTCAGTACGCTGATGCACCAAAGAAACCTTTTGAGCTGCCCGAACTTAAGTTCATCACACCACCACTACCGCTAGAAACACCAGAAAATACACCTTACCAACAGAAACAACCGAAGACAAGTATTTTTGGCAAGATTCTGCAGATTGGTGGAGCAGTTCTTTCTGCCGCTGCTATACCCCTTACTGGCGGTACTAGCACTGGACTTGCAATTGGACTTGCAACTGGTGGTGCGGCAATGTCTGGCATTGGATCTACCGGTTGGTTTACTACTTGATTACTAATGGCACAATTTTATACTAAAGAGCGTTCTGTAGGCAACGCGTCGGCAAAGATTTTTGATGATACTCAGCGCATTGTTAGACAAAGTGAACAGCTCGTCGAAAGTATGCGTGCTGTTAGTGCCTACGAAGAGAAGCAACAAGCATCGCTGATTAATAATATACGTGCTCACAGGCAGTTTGAAAAAGAACGCAACACACGCAACCATCAATTGCTGATGGATAACATGCGTCAAATTGCTGAAGTACAGGAAAAAAATGATCAAGCCAAAAACTTAGAAAGGCAGGATAAACAGAAGGCTAAAATTGCTCAAGAAGAGCGTACAATGCAAGCCATTTCTGAATTAATTCCTGCTGCTGTACAAGGTTATAGCGCTCTTAAAGATGCTGCTAAAGAAGAGGTAAGAAAAAATGCACAGAATCTAAAACATAAGGAGCTACTTACAACACCTGAAAAATATGATTCTGAAGCATTTGGTGTGCAGACTGCACTTAATAGTCAAAAGGATATTGCTAACAACAGAGGTATTGCATCTTCTATAGCTAAAGCACAAGGTGAACACCGCAGTTGGTGGTCTAAACTATTTGTTAGTGATTCTGAAGTTGCTCAAATTCGAAAAGAAGTACAGTTTGATCAAGCTGTAGCACGATTGACTAGAGGTGGTTTAGAGGATTCTTTCAGAGCTAATCCTGATAAGACTATTACTGTACAAGATCCTAATACTGGTCAAGATGTCACTGTAAAATATAGTGAAATTGGTCAGCTAGGTAGCTCTGAACTATTAAATAGAGTCTACACAGAAGCTGCTGCTGAAGAACTACGTCCTATTATCGGTGATGCAGATCCTATTTTGTTTCACAAATCATATGAAAAGATGCGCCAGTATATTAATACTCGTGCACTTAACTATGGTGACAAGTTAGATCGTGACCGTATCAATGAATATGATCTAGTTAAACAGCAAAGTATTGGTTTAGGAGCTACTCCTTTAGAGCGTGCGAACCTCGCAATTGAATACATCACTCAAGCGCAAACTAGTCCACACATGACAGCTGGACAGGCATTAGAGATTATTAAAAACAAAGTAATGCCTAATGATCCTAATCCTGAAGCGTTTGCTAGAGCATTAGGTACGCTTGAATTTAGCCATTTACCTGGTAAAAAAATTAGTGAGTTGCAGTTTGGTCAAGAGTTAATTAGAGAATCCCAAGATACTCAAATTTCTTACGACTCTCGTACATATAAGTTAGCAGTAACTCAAGGTCATCAGATTGCAGATAAAGCATTTGAAGCTTCATTTTCTGACGACTATAAATTTGGATTCTCTGAATACAAGCAAAGCTATGCTGCAATTAGAGAACAAGAAGCAAACCGAACTATTTCCTTTCAGACCGCACGTGCAGCTGAACAGAGATTAGATGAGTATTACAAGGATAACCGTAACACTCAACTAGTAGTTACTGAAATGAAAGAGGCATATAATTCAGGATCTCTTAATGAAAAAGATCTAAAACAAGCTCTTGCCGCTGGTCATATTGACAGAGATACGTATAACACCTTTTTAGAAGGGATTCAATCTATTCAAAAAACAGCAGATGAAACTGGTGTTGTTTATAGTGATAAAAATGTTTTATCTCTTGTTAAAAAATTAACTGGAGATCGAATTGGGCGTGAATCTATTTCAGGTATCCCAGTACACTTTAGTGCGTTAGAAATGTCTTACCGTGCTATGCCTATGTTCCGTAACTTAGTTCAAAAGTATAAAGGAGAACAGTATAATTTTTCTGAGGGTAAGGCACGACATCAAGCTTGGTTAGATCTTCAAAAAGAAATTTTAAACGAAGAAGGTTTATTCTTTATTGATAGAACTAACGCTGATAACCCTCATTATCCTGCTGCTACTACTGGCGATGGTACTTTTTCAGTTAAAGGACATAGTGATCCGCTTCTGGATGCAAGTTTTATTGGTCAAGGTATAAAAAATGAAGGCATTGCTGTTTTAAAAACCCGAACTTATTCTGACCTATACACTAATTATGACCTTCATAAATCTAGGGTAGAGGCAGGGTTACCTCTGCAACCTACAGCATATGAACAGGAAGTAGTAGATGTTTCTGGTCATTCCTTTGAGGATATATTAACTATGTTGGCCGAAGCTAAAGGTGACAAACTTGATATACCAGTTGGTACTTTAGGTTTTCTCAAAGATAAAACTAAGGACAACCCTGAGCTTACACGTGTACTTAAGAGTCCAAAAACATGGAACAAATTTAGTGTTGTTATTGATCATACTCCTGATGTAACTCCCCCTTATATGGGCGTAGATCGTATGGGCTTTTACAACGCTAGAAGTATTGCAGCCAAATTAGGTAGTCCTAATCCTGAAGCCGTTGCAGCTATGTGGTATCTCCAATCTAATGGAGGTTCCAAGATTGTCTCGGATACTCCGTTGCAACAGATCCAAAAAACTATAGAAGAAAATCCTAGATTTAGTATGTTTATTGATTACGCACAACTTGCGCAAAATAACCCTGACTTAGGTGTTATTATGGAGAAATATGGTGATTCTCATAATTCAATTACTGGCGCTAGTAAATCTATTGCGCGGCTTTCTAGTCAATTAGGTCCTTCAGATATGTCTAGGGGTGCTCAATCTCTTAGATCATCCTATGGATTTCCTGAGCGTGGTGCCGCTTACTTAGCTGGTAACATCCAACAGGAAAGTGGTTGGTATGGACAGAGAAAACCTTGGGATGATGTAGGAGCACCTGCAGGAGGTATTGTCTCCTGGAGAGCAGACCGTTTAACAGCTATTGAAAATTACTACGGTAAACCTATTTCAAAAATGTCTAACAAAGAACAGATGGATTATATGGTTCATGAGATGAGAACTAAGTACCCTGAAGAATATCAAGTGTTTATGGACCCAAATTCGACTGATAGCCAACTAAAACAAGCCAGTATGGGTTATTGGGGATATGGAGACGAAGGCGCTAGGTATACATTTGCCGACCAACTTCTAAACAAAAATGAATGAAATTAATGACATCTCTACATTTGTCCATCTAAAAACTGAGGAAGAATCTCTATCTACATCTAAAGATTGGGACTCTCCATTACCTGTTAAACTGACTCAAGGCTCTCGATATATTGGGAGATATAAAGGTCAAGCAATTGTCCAACTGTCGGATGGCAGTTTTTATAAAACCTGAGGAATTAATCAATGTATAACAACCCTTCTGGTTTGACAGAAGAAGAACTTGAGCGTGGAAGACATACAGAAATCCAACGCTATACAGGCGATCCTGACGATCCCAGTACTCCTGACACTACAAAAGTTCAGAAACGAATCGCTGAAAGAGCTGAAAAGGAGGCTAAAGAAAAAGAAGAAGAGGAAACAAAAAAGAACCAAAAATTTGTTTCTGGACGTGATTCTCCTGGTACTGAAATGGATCACAAAGTCATGGAGGTCGCCGGTCCTGCTGTTTTATCAGCCACTGGTCTTCCTTTAATTGACCTTGGGATGGACCTTGTTGGTCACCTAGGAGGGCAATCCATTGATGATGCTTGGGATGAAAAGACAAAGTTCTCTACACCTGTTGCTCAAGCTACCCGTGATATCACTGGTGTCATTGTTCCGACGATCATCGGTTCGATTACACTTGGACCGATGGGTGGTGCTGCTGCAGCTAAGGCTACTGGTGGTAGTGCCATTGCACGCGGTCTAGGTAAGGTTTTTACAACTGCAGCTGTTGATATGTCTGTGGTTGGAGTTAGTGACTACTCCGAACGTGATGAAGGTGTTGCTTCTGCGTTAGACCGTTTCTTAGACAAGACGGGTAACCCATTAGGAATGAATATTCCTGATGCAGTTAAAGTAATGGACGGCGATTCACCAGCTGTGCGTCGTCAAAAGTTAATGCTTGAATCAGGTATCTTTAGTCTTGTTGGTGACGCTTTAGGTTATACCTTACAAATGGGTAGGGGTCCAGTGGAATGGATGATACCTAAAGATGAAGTAGCTAGAAACTATAAAATTACTGCTGCTTTAGAAAATCCTGACCCATATTCAGTCAAAGCTACGCATGAAATCGATCAAAAAATTTTAGAAGCAAAGCAAGAAAAATTAGGCAAAGGTATTTCAAAAGAAGAGGTTCAGGTACTCGATGATGCTATCGAACAGATGCAGATTGAAAAAGATATTATCATTGAGGAAGTATCTACTAAGGGTATTTCAAGTAAAACAGAAGATCCTCTTGAAAGCTATGTACAACGTAATGATGCAAGTCGAGATTTCCAAACAGATGAGATCGGCAGTCGTAAACTTATGGCTGATCCTCAGTACACTAAATTTGATCCAGACATCCAATCTGAACTAGCTGATCCTAGTCAAACTGTTCGCTTTAGTTCTCCTCCTGCTGCTGTAGCGCGTAATGCTGCTGACATTGCGATGATGGAAAAGATGCCACAAAAGGGAGTACCTACTCCTGTAGTGACTGATCCCATGCTGCAAGACGGTCTTGGTGTTGGTGGTGGTAGCAGAGAAGTGATTGTGAGCATTGCAGAAGAGAAGTCTCAAGCGGGTATCTACGATGCAGGTGTAGGCGCTATGCGTGCTACTTACAAAGAAATTGAAGATTCTGGTTGGAATACCCTTACACAAATCTTAGAAGCAGAAGATGTTGAGGAAATTAAATCACTATTTCTAACCAAACGTGATCTCCGTGACCTTGGTGGTGGAGTAGGGATAAAAGTTATCGGTGAACCTACTGCTATGGAAGTAGGACCAGCATTACAAGCACTTACCTCTTTGTATTTAAGTGATGATGTAGCAAAAACATCAGCGCGTGTTATGAAAACTACTGGCCTTGAAATTGATGCTATTGCAGAAGCAATGTATAAATTCAAGGGTGCTGTAGATCCTGATCGTGCTACTCAAATTATTATGGACAAAATGGTCTTCCTTTTTGAGGAGTATGGTCTTAATAAATCTCTTGCTGGTTGGTCACTTGCCAATAAAAGATGGTGGCCGCCTAAAAAGAAAAGTGGTAAACAAATCTACGAAGAAATCACTGCGTTAGTTACTAAAAACCGTGATAATGCAGTTAATGTGCATACTCGTATGAAAGTTTTAATGGAGCAAAATCCTGAAGCTGCTCATACCCTTGCAATGGCATATGACATGACCAACGGGAACGTAGATACACTTGACAAAATGTTTAAGTGGGCACGTAGTCAGATGAATCCTGGCTCTTTACTTATCAATCCTGATGGTAACTTAAATCTATTTGCTCAAGGTTTAAAACAAATCCGTTATAACAATGTTCTTAGTGGTCTTTCTGCAATGACTGCTTCTGTTGGTAACGGTGTTGCTTTAATACTTAAACCAATTGAATACATGACTGGTGCATTAGGTATGGCAATGGCATCCGGTGACGGTAATATGATTCGTCGCGGTCTTTATGCTTTCAACTCCTTTGATGCACAAGGTCCAGCCCTAAAAGATGCTTATGACATGTTTATACGTGCATCTAAAAATCCTGATGAAGTAATGGCACGTATTCGTAAGGATTATCAGTTTACTGATGATGCTAAATGGGAAATATTTGAACGTATGGAAGATCTTGCCTTGAAAGAAGGTAAGACAGGTGATGCATATATGATCCGTTGGATGAGATGGAATCGCGATATGGGTAAAAACCCTGTCATGCGTTGGGGTACTAATGCAATGCTTGCAGTTGATACCTATTCCAATACTTTACTCGCTACAGCTAATAGTAAATTCAGAGCTTTTGATGAAGTCTTATCGTCTGGTGCTCCAGTTAATAGCGTTAATTTAGATATCGCAGCAGAAAAGCACATGCGTAATGTGTTTGATGAGAGTGGTCTAATTAATGACACTTGGCTTAAACATACATCAGGAGAACTAGCTCTCAATGCTGATACTGGTATTGCTGAAACTATTACAGGACTGACAAACCGTCTCCCCTTTTTAACACCATTTTTTATGTTTCCAAATACTGGTGTTAACTGGGTTCGTAAATCCCTTACATACGCACCTGTTGCTAATTTAGTTGATGGGCGTACTCGTAAGTTACTTACTGCCGGAGATAATCAAGAGAAAATTTTTGAAGCATTGTTAGAACATGGTATTGACGCTTCTAAAGAGCCGCAATACATGATGATCTACCAAAATCTTAAGGCAGAAAATTTAGGTCGCCTAGCAATGGGTACAGGTCTAACTCTTGGGCTTGCACAATACGCACTTGCAGGTAATATCCGTGGCAATATGCCTCCCGGTAAGCAGGACCAAAGGTTTTGGAAGCAAAATAATATCCAACCTAAGATGATTAAGGTCATGGGTAAGTGGATTTCTTACGATGGAATCTTACCTTTAGATCCAGCACTTGCTTTAATTGGAGATGCTGCTTATCACGCTAGAGATATTGGTCAAAAAGCTGTACAAGATAAATTAGACCAACTTGCGTGGACTTTTGCACAAAGTTTCACTAGTGCTACACCTATTTCTGGGCTTGAACCCCTTGTACAACTAGTAGGAGGAGACCGTGGTGCTGCTTTACAGCGATTTATTGCAAACGAAACACGTTCTATGGTGCCTTTAAGTGGTGCTATGGGTGTATTAGCTAACGCTGTTAGCATTTCTCAGAAGGATATTTACAATGATTGGCGTACTTATCTTATGAATAGGCTTCCTGGTATTAATACTATGCTTCCAGAGCAAATTGATGTATGGACTGGTAACCCAATTCGTGAAATTGAAAATCCAATGCTCCGTATTATGAATGCTTTAAGCCCTATTAAAGTCAGTGAAGGACCTGAAGAATGGAGACAATGGCTTTTAAGCTCTGGATTTAATGGTACACACATGCTTCGCAAAGATTCTAGTGGTTCATACGAACTTTCACCAGAGGAACGTGAGACAATCATGAAATATGTTGGTGAACAAGAGCTTTGGAAGGAAGTACAAAAGATCAGCAAAGATCCTCAATATAACCTCTTCTTAGAAGAACTACGTGAAGGTAGAAATGAAGAATTTAACCGTCAAATGAGTGGTGACATTACAAAAAATCAGTTTTTACCGGAACAAGTGGGTCCTGTTTATGAAAGGCTAAATAAACTTGTAAAACAAGCACAAGAAATAGCTGAACAAAAGGCTTTAAAAAATGGCGACATTCCACTTGATAGCATTTACGGGTCCCTAATGGCACGTAAGTATCTGAAACACGGTAATGTTCAAGCTGCCCTTGAAGAACAAAATTTAATTCCTAAATCTCAATAATGGCTACTTCACAACTTTATAATGGGGACGGCTCAACAACTGCTTTTACTTTTACTGTTCCTTATATTAATACTACTGACATTAAAGCTACAATAGGTGGTGTCAGTACAACTGCTTTTAGCGTCAATGGTACTACTGTTACGTTTAACTCAGCGCCTGCTTCAGGTACTAATAACATAAAAATCTTTAGAGACACTAATAATAGTACTATTGAAGCTAATTTTCAGTCAGGTAGTGCTTTACGTGCTGTTGATTTTAACGATAACTTTACCCAACTACTTTACGTTACCCAAGAATCTACTGACGGTTCAGATACAGCTATTACTGATTCTGCTGCTGCTTTAGCTGCAGCCACTACAGCGTCAACTAACGCTACGAACGCTGTAAATACGGCAAACACAGCTTCTGCTACAGCTACAGCAGCTCAAAATGCAGTTTCTGCAGCTGCATTCTTCACTCCTATCCTTGCACTAGCTAACTTACCTACTAGTCCTGCTGATGAAGACCGCGTAGAAGTAACTAATTCAACTGGTGTAGAAAGTAATTCTTCTGTTTCTACTGTACCTGCTGGTTTTGTTGGATCTACTGACTTAACCGTACGATTACAGTACAACTCATCTACTTCTAAATGGGTCTTCCAACAATATTTTGCTGCAGATCCTGAATCCCGTTATGTAGCTAAATCTGGCAGCACTATGACAGGAGCACTTACTCTATCGGGTGCACCTACTTCTAACCTACATGCTGCAACAAAGGCTTATGTTGATAGTGAGGCTGTTAGCACTGTACTTGAGTTAACAGATGCCGTACAAGCTCCAACTAGCAATACCATTGTGTTTGAAGCCGGATCTAGTGGCGGTAACCCATCTAATATGGTAACCGGTACATATAGTAGAAGTTTTGGTGTTGCTCCGACCCTTTTGTTCTTTAGTTTCGGATTAGGAAATTCGCAATATGATGATAATTTAAATTCTTCAGTTATCAGCGTTGGTGATTCAATTACTTTTGAATGGCCAACAGGTGGTTCTACTAATAACTCTAGGACTTTTACTTCAACTATTAATGCAATCACAACCTTTACTGACCAAAATAGGCGTTTAATTACAATTAGTGGTATTGGTAATTTTAGTGTTCCTAATGAATCAACTAGTACTTTAAGAATTACACACAGTTCATTTACTAACGGCTTAGAACCAGTTTTAAACAATCAAGTTCTACGTTATAAAACAGCAACTTCTAAATGGACTGTAGCTTCTGTCACAGAGCCAGACCCTGATACTGCTCTTACTGACGTTGCACAGACCTTTACTGCTGCTCAACGCGG